TGAGATGATTAGATTAAGCAAATTATCCGCAAGATTAAAAAGCGATGAGATGAGAAGTGGATTTTAAATAACGGATATGATATAGTTCAGTAATGGCTCAACTCTGGGAACAGATACTCAACTAACATGAATATAAACGAAATCAATCCGTATATAAAAAACGCAAAGAAACACCCTGAAAAACAGATAAAACTTATAGCTGAAAGCATAAAGAGATTTGGCTTTGACTCCCCGATAATTATTGATAAGAGTAATGAGATTATTGCCGGACACGGAAGACTGGAAGCGGCAAAACTACTTGGACTAACCGATGTGCCTGTGATCTTAAAAGAAAATCTAACTGAGCAAGAAGTAAAAGCATATAGATTAGCCGACAACAAAATAGCCGAGAGCGAGTGGGATATGTCTTTGGCGATAGACGAACTCAAAGGATTAGATGATGATTTAATTGATATTACTGGATTTGATAGGGATTTATTGATTGAGGATGATGAGCAAGATGATATAATCCCCGAAGATGTGCCGAGCAGAAGTAAGATTGGGGATTTGTATGAGTTAGGTAATGGGCATAGAGTTTTATGCGGTGATAGCACAAAGAGTGAGGATGTAGAGAAGCTGATGGGGGGGGAGAAAGCAAAGATGTGTTTTACAAGTCCTCCTTACAATATGGCTAATAAAAAGTATTATGATAAGTATAAAGATGATTTAGAAAGCCAAGAATATATAGATTTTAATATAAAAGTAATACAGAATATAGAGGATTTTATTAGAGGATTTATTTTTTGGAATATTAGTTATAATAAAAATAGCAGAAAAGAATGGATAGAGGTTTATTATAATATAATGAAACAAACGAATTTTAGATTTTTGGAAAGTATAGTTTGGGATAAAGGACACGGTATGCCGATAACACAAAAAGATGCATTAACACGGCAATATGAGAGTATAATATCTTTTGATGATAGTGAGGGGGAAAAAGAAATTGAAAGGTTTTATTTAGGAAACAATGGGAATAATGTTATATTTAATAAGAAGACACAAAGAAAATTAACGAATTACTGGTATATTGATACATTCAAAAGCCAAAATGGATTAAATCAAGCTTGTTTTCCAGTTGCATTACCAACAAAAGCAATAATGACAATGACACAAGATAAAGATATTGTTTTAGATCCATTTTTAGGAGTAGGAAGCACGCTTATAGCTTGTGAGAAAACAAACAGAATATGTTATGGTATAGAATTATCAGAAGAACAGGTTAATGTAATTATCCAAAGATATGTTGATTACATAGACAACCCAAAAGTAATTAAAAACGGTATAAAAGAAATATGGAAGAAAACAGAGAAAATCTAAATAATAATAGTGATAAAATAGTTGAAAGAGATGATATGGGTAGATTAAAAAAGGGAGTAATTCTAAATCCCGAAGGCAGACCAAAGGGGAGTAAAAACTTTGAAACAGACTTCTTAGAAGTCGTAGGGAAGATCGCTGAAGCCAACAACATAACCAGAGCAGAAGCTATGGAGATTTTATTGCGTAAAGCTTACAGTGAAGCCAAGAACGGACAATACAACTTCTACAAGGATATTATGGATAGGGTGTATGGCAAGGTGGTAGAAAGAACCGACCTCACATCTAAAGGCGAAAGAATTTTTAATAGTGTTAAAGATTTAAAAAATGAGCAACTTGAAAATATCGCGGCAGGAAGCGTTGCAAGAGTTAGCCAAGAGGGAACTGGCGAGGAGAAGACTGCTTGATTTTGTTAAATACAACTTTCCTGAATATCGGGTAAATTGGCATCACATTGAAATAATCCAAATGCTGGAAAGAATAGAAAGAGGCGAACTTAACAGATTGATGATTTTAATGCCTCCAAGACACGGCAAGAGCGAGCTGGCCTCAATCCAGTTTCCCGCTTGGTTTATCGGACGGAATCCTGACAAGCAAATAATTCAAGCATCTTATTCGGGAGACTTAGCGGTTGGTTTTGGCAGACAAGTAAGGAACTTAATATCTTCCGAAGAATATCAAAATATTTTCAGTTTGAAACTTGCGGAAGATTCACAGGCAAAAGGCAGATGGAATACTGATGGGCGGGGATCATATAACGCTATGGGAGTGGGTGGGGCAACAACTGGCAAGGGGGCGGATGTTTTAATTATTGATGATCCTTTAAAAAATAGACAAGACGCAGATAGCCCAGTTATTAGGGATAATATTTGGGATTGGTATCGTTCAACCGCTCGGACAAGATTAAGCCCGACCGGGGCTATTATATTGATTATGACGCGGTGGCACGATGATGATTTGGCTGGCAGGATTTTAACGCAAGGCGGACAATGGGAAATTCTTAAATTCCCTGCCATCGCCACGCAAGACGAAAAATTTAGAAAACAGGGCGAGCCATTGTGGGCTGATTACTTTACTTTGGAAAATTTAAATCTAACTCAAAAAGATTTGGGCAGGTATGAATGGTCGGCTCTTTATCAACAAGAACCGATAGACGAAGCCAGTCAAGAATTTAAAAAAATATGGTTCAGAAAGAGAACTTGGGCAGAAGTGGAACGACTTAACACAAGAAAGTTTTTAACTATTGATACGGCTATTTCCAAGCAGGCTTCAGCGGATTACACGGGTATTTGCCAGAACTTTATTGATACCGAAAATATCTGGAATTTAAAAGCTAAAAGAATGAAAATCAACCCGACTGAATTGATTGACTTGGTTTTTAATTTACAAGAAAAAAATCATTTTGAAAAGATAGGGATTGAGAAAACTATCTATCTTGATACTTTACAGCCTTTTTTAGAAGCTGAAATGAGGAAAAGAAACAAGTATCTACCTATTGTTGAGTTACATCACAATCAACAATCTAAGCCATTGAGAATTAGAGGTTTAATTCCCCGATATGAATATAACGGAGTATTCCATATTGAGAATGAATGCAACGATTTAGAGGAGGAATTGTTGAGGTTCCCTAATGCTGTTCACGATGATGTGGCTGATGCCGCCGCCTATCAAATACAACTTGCTCCCAATCTGAATGTTGTTCGTAAAGAAAGTTTTATTTCAAAAGAATTGCGTAAATCAACGGAATTTGGTATAATGAATAAATCAAGATTTAATTACAAGGAATGATGAATTGAAAAAAACAAAAGAAGTGAAAGAGGAAGAGAAAGAGGAAGAGATTGATACTATCGCTCAAACTATTCACGATGAGCGGGAATACTATTTGACGACTTCCCGCGAGAAAAGACATAAATGGGTGGAATGCTGGAAGATGTATATTTCGTATTTGGAGACCGGCAGTAATCCTTTTTTAGCCAATATGTTTATTCCGAAGTCGCACGAAGCGGTTGAGCTTTTGGCGGCTTTTTTAATTGGCTCTAATCAATCAATCAATGTGGAAGCGGAAGGCAAAGAAGATGTCATCAAAGAGCCTTTAATCCAAAAATGGCTGGACTTCCAATGGCGCAAGACTCTGAATATGCGCCAAAAACTTCTCTCTTGGATTAAGCAAGGAATAATCTTTGGCAACGGGATTATAAAAGCCGGTTGGGACGAGGAAGACAAAGAACCTTATGCCGTTACTTTGCCATTGCCCGATGTGTATTTTGATTATTTCTCAAGCTCAATTCAAGATAGCCAGTCGGTAATTCATCGGATTATTAAGAACACGAAAGAAGTGCAAAACGATGAGCGATATAACGATAATAGAAAAATGGTGATTGACACTTCTGAAATGCAAGACACCGCCGACTCAAGATTTTCGGCTTACGATTCCACAGTCAACGCTCAAAATCCTGAAGGAGTAACCGAACTCTTAGAACGCTGGACGAATGATAAAGTCATCACTATCGCTCCGACTTCTCTTGGTTGGAAAGTTATCCGAGAAATGGAAAATAAGTATGAAGACTCGGACGGAAAGAAATACAAACCGTTTGTTAAGTTAAGGTTTAAAACTAATCCTTTACCCAATCGGGCTTATGACACCGGAGCAATAGAGCCGACTATTCATCTTCAAAAAGCGTTTAATGACTTACTTAATGAATTGTTTGATAATGTTGCCTTAACAAATGAAACGATGTGGCAGGTAAGACGAGGCGCGGCGGTCAATCCAATGGACTTAATCGCTCGGCCTGGCGGGATTGTGGAAGTGGACGATATTAACGCCGACATCGCGCCTTTAATCGCCGGCGACATCAGAAATTCCGGTGTAGAGATGTTAAGAATGATTGACGCTGAATTTCAACAAGCGTCTATGGTAACCAATCTTTTGAAAGGCGTGCCGGACGCTAAATTCGCCACTGAAGCGGCGATCAATCAATCTAACGCTCAAACTTTGATGGATATGATTGATCAAAACATCAAGGATGCTCTCTCGGAACTTGGTCAGATGATTTTAAACATTAACTTGCAATACGGTAAAGGAGTAAGGTCATTTAGAGTAATGGATAACGACAAACAAGCAGTCTTTGCTGAAGTGGATTTGAAAGACATCTCAGGCAAGTATGACATTAAAATATCTTCCGACAGAGCTAACGCGACCTCTAAAGCAGTTATCCAAAAACAACTACTGGATATGATTATGATTGTCGCCAAAGACGCAATGACGCTTCAAAAATATCCGGACTTATTGACGAAACTTTACAAGAAATGGTTGCAAGACAGCGCGGTGGGGAATGTGGATTATTACTTTGAAGAAACTCAAACCCAAATGGGCGGGGGAACATTAGGAATGCCGCCTAATATGCCGCCTAATCAACCTCCAGCTTCGCCAATACAAGGAATGTTTAATTCCCCGACT